GACGCTCTCACCTACGCACTGGCTGAATTGATCTCAGCGCACAAGGTCATCTCCAACACGCCGGACCTGACCACGGACGACAAAGACAACATCCTCAACCCATTGAGCGACTCCATCTCCGACTGCGAATACATGCTGCGAGAAGCCAGCGACGACGAGCCAGACACGATGGAGCGCGACGAGCGAGCCGCGTATTTGGGGGGCGTGATATGAGCAAACTGGCCCACAGCAACGACGATTTTATGAAGATTCTTGAGGAGCTGGACTATATGGGAGAGCCAGAGATGACCGAACCAGCTTACAAAACCGTGCGCTTTTACAGACACGACAAGCCCGCTCGCACGATCAAAACTGGGCTTACACTAAAACAGGCGCAGGCCCATTGCCGCGACGAAACAACGTCTACGCCGGACTTTTTTGACGAAAATGCACTTAAAGAAAAATCGGAGGACGCGACATGAATCGTTTTTTAAACCAGATTGGAATAATGCTTTGCTGGCTTGGTATTTTCGGGTTGGCTTACATGGCTCTGGTAATTTCGTGATGTTTGAATTAGGAGACCGCGTGATTGCGATGATCGACGGCAATGAAAAAGTATGTACTATTGTGGGACGAACCCACGAACAGTTGCCAAAATACGACGTCAAACTTACTGACGCGAGCATTGTTGCAAATATTCGCAGCGTCAGGGAGTTAGATAAATGAACGCCGGAGACTTGGCCTACAGTGACAACGGTCGCCACTGGCGTCTTATCCAGAATATGGGTCAGGGGTTTTGGATGGCGCATACTATGACAGATGAGGCCACACACATTCGAGGAATCAGTCCGCCGCTTCATATTGTTAGCGAGAAGTATTTAAAGTCTTCTCCATTTGAGGAGATAGCGGTATGAGAAAGATGAAGTTCATATGTCCTCGCTGCAAACGGCGGTCGGAGGGACGGCAGTATCACGCAGCTTGCTTCGAGGCCGTGCATCGGGAGGAGCAGGTTATTAAAACCGCACAGAAAAAACAGGTAGATTCAAACCGTCGCAAGTTGCAGTCGCGGATTTTGCAAAGCAAAAAACGCTTGGCAATTGATCGCGGTCTGTCTCAGCGGTCGCACAACGAACTAGAAGACGCCGAAATCATGTGGAAACGCCTAATGAAGGGTCGGTCGTTTAGATGAAAGATTTTACATGAAAGATTTCAGATGAAAGACCTTATCGCAGCCAGACGGTTTGTCCGGTTTTATGTAGACTATATTGACTGCGACTTTTGCGGCCAGCCGACACACGGTCGCGTATACGATAGAACGCAAGAGGTAACTTGCGGCTCTTGCGGACAGATATTGCTTATTGTAGAATCAGTTTACGAGATTTGAGTCATTTTGGTTTCTCCTGAACTAACCCGTCCTGTTGGCGGGTTCTTTTTTATTAAATCATATCAGGGTTGAATGTGTGCCTTGCTACCTCGCCGTACTCGCGGTGCAGCACGATTGCCTTCATGTCCCGCCTTGAACGGTAGCCCTTTGGCTAGGCCAGACTTTCAAGCCGCTGGGCGTGTCGCTCAGTGCGCTTCGGCGTCTGGCGATACAACTTGCTGTCTCGCAACTCTGCCGCCGCCGTCATCCACATCGGCGGGTCTTGCTCCAGCGCCTCGTGATGTTTCACAAACTTCGAGTAGCGCGGCGCACCAAGTTGAAATGCCAGCGAGACGACAGTAATCTGTCCGGCAATCGGCCAGCTATCTAAGTCTGGATGTAGCCACAGGGCGTCCTTCAGTGCGGTCTGGACATCTTGCGTAAATAACTCTGACACCCGCTCTTCACTAACAATGGCACCTACCGGCCAGCCGTGTTCGTCATCACCCTTTAGGATCAGGTGCCCGATGCCGGTGGTAGCCTTGCCTAAGTGATCGAGGTAGACCTCGTGCTTCACACCCTCGTCAGCCTCAAGCAACTCTCTCAGTTCATTCATCATTCTTTATCTCTTTCATCTTTGGGGCCACAGCCTTCTCATAGTATATGATAAGCTGCTTTTGTTGTTCTATGAACCGTTTCAGTTCGGCCATATTCAAGGCCAGCGTCTCATAGTCCCTGACGCTGATAGCGTAAAACAGGAAGTCTCCGTTCTCTTTCGTGAACCGTTTTTTAAACGCCGGGAACGTGTCCTCTGTCACCACGTAAAAATGCAGGTTCGACAGTTTCACAGGCCGGGGCCTGTTCTGCGTCGGTATCTTGCGCTCTACCTCGACGGTCTTGATCTCGACCGGCAATATTTCCTTAAAACTGGTGCAGCCGCTACTTAGCAGGGGCAGGAGCAACAGCGCCGGAAATAGTTTCGAGCGAACGGAACAATTTTGCAGTACCATTGTTAATCTTCTTTTCTACCAGACCCGGCTTTTTCATAGAGAGCTTGGCTAGGTCATGCTTGCGTAGTTTGTCGATCAGGGTATCGCGATACTTGTTAGCGTCGGCCAGCTTTGCCTGAAGCTCCTTATTCAGTTCCGCGAACTTCTCCCGGTCCTCAATCATAGCGTTGATCGTGTCGTCCTGCATCTGCTTGGCTGTCTCCAGCTTGGCCGTGTTCTCAGTCAAAATCTGGATGCGCTGCTGGCTATCTTTATAGTAGTAGTAGGCTCCGTAGACTGAACCGCCTACGAAGCCTAAAACCATTATTAAGATATAGATTTTAAGCACTAGATTACGCCCTTTTCCTTCAGGATAAATCCAGCCGCGCCGCCAATAATGCCGACGACAACCAAGATCGGCTGACTTACAAGAACTCCAATTCCGAGAACAACCGCACCGGCTGCTGCGTAGGAAGACGGCTCTTTAAAACGATCCATAATATATTGCATTTGATTTCCTCTAGTTGTTATTTATTCTTCATCCAAACACTGACGCTCATATACGCACCTACAAGACCTGCCCCGGAAAGATAGAACAAATTACTAATGTCCGACATAGCATTTATTCGATCAATTGGCAGAAAAAGCATCACGAGGGTAAACGCCCCCATTGCGGCTAGTGTAGCCCAAGCCATGTGCCTTTGTGCATCCCCCTTTTCCGCAGCCTCAACAGCCGCCAAAGCGGCTAATTCCGAATCGGTAACAACTCCGTCACCGTCGAGATCAAGCTCGTTGTGCTTTGAGTCTTTCTGTAGTTTCTTCTGTGCCATCCTACGTTCCTTATTTTAGTAGCGGGTTGTCTAGCGCGCGTTGCAGAGTTTTGTTTAGTCCGGCTTCCAAGGCATCGAGCTTGGCATCAACGCCGTTGATCTTGCTGTCGAAACGCTCAGAGGCGGACGCTGTAATGTCGCGTAGCGTCTTCTCGGCTTGCCGCATTGCAGCGCGTGTATCCGCATCGGCGTCTCGCGACCGGCGATCTATTGCGCTGATAGCATCATATAGTTTGGCGCTGTCGCTTCGAACATCCTCGCGCAGATCTCGGGACAACTGTTGTATTTCTGCAACACGCAACCGGACACTTGCCATTTCCGTGGTGACGGCATCGACAGTCTCGTTTTGAACCGCCAACTCCTGACGAATGCCGGACAAGTCAGGGGCGCTGTAGCTGGATATCTTTGCCTTCATGGTTTCGTAGTCCTTCCAGAACTCAAAGCCACCCCACAACGCACCGCCTGCGGTGGACAGCGCCGTTAGCACGACCACAATCTTGCCGCCCTTAAACTTGATGCCGCCAACTTCTATCTCAGCCATCTATCTGTTCCATTCTGTCTGCATGAGACGATCATGCGCTGCATTGGATCCGCCGAACATTGTGTAATCTTGCAGCGGGTTGCTCATGCTACGGTCGTCGTTCATTCCGGTGGCCGGGAAGAAGCCTTGTGTGTCAATCATCGCTGCGTCCGTCGCGATCTTGCCCGCCAGCATATTCATCACGACCATTGTCGTTGCCTGAGAAGCTGCGCTGTACCGCTGTGACGGCGCGATCTTCTTGACTACGCGCTCGGCTGCGGCCTTCTGTTTTTCCTGTTTTGTCTGAGGCTCTGGTTCAGCTTCGGCTTGTTGTTGCTCTGGTTCAGCCTCTGGCTCTGGTTCAGCTTCGGCTTGTTGTTGCTCCGGCTCGGCCTCCGGTTCAGCCTCTGCCTGTTGTTCTGGCTCGGCCTCTGGCTCCGGTTCAGCCTCTGCTTGTTGCTCCGGCTCGGGTTGAGGTTCTGGCTGCGTCTGCATTTCCATTTCGATGGCCGCCTCTACCTCTGCCTCTTGCTGCTGCTCCTGCGGTTCCGGCTGGATTTGCTCTATCGTAGGTGGGGGTGGCGGAGCTACCGGGGCGGTAGGCGCTAGCGCAGTAAACGTCTGAACAGGTTGTGGTGGGGGACTTTCCGCCGGGGCGGAAATAGGTTCAATTGTGATAGGGGGCGGCAGCGTGATAGCAACCTCCACGTCAAGCTGTGCAATCTGCTCCAGAACCTGCTGCTCGACTACATCCTGATAGGTGAACGTCATACTCGGATCCGAGAACACCGGGCCGTACATGCCCCCGTGATAGCCAGCGTCTATGCCGTACAGCCACAAACTAGCCGTCAGAACGCCAAAATTATTCTCCCCAACGGTGTCCGTAAATGTGTAGTCGTGCGAACCGCCGAAATCTAATTCAATCTCCCGGCTGAATTTCCACGCCACATCACCCGCCTCAAACAGTGTGATCCCCACGCTGAAGATGTCCCGGCAATCACTGGTCTGTGTGATGCTAACGCAGGTGTCCAAACGGCCATTCGACGAATGGCTATCCACCGTCACCGACGTATCCATGCTAAATCCACGCTGCACCTCGGCCTCGGTCAGTGGAACGTCAAAAGTTGACGTGTAGGTTCCGCCGCCGTTGCTGGCGTTGCCCGTTCCTCCGGTTGCGTTTGTCGATCCGCTCGTCGTGAAACCAGACAAAGGCGGCAACACGTTTGCCGTTGTAATCTCCTCCGCCATCGCGGGGACAGCCGTTAGCAATACAACCAGCAACCAGCGCATCAGTCCCATTCCTCCTGCTCGGAGTATGGGTACGATTCAACCTCCACGACCTTGGCACGGATCATCGAACCCTCTGGAGATTGGCTGGGGTTCTCAATCCACTTCTCTTTTGCCGCGTCGCCAATGCTGCCCTCGTAGGGACACGGTGTCCCCGCCATCCAAAGAGCATCAAACACCCGGACCTCCTGACACAGCAAGCTGATCCCAGCGACCTTCAAACCCATGCCGTAAACAGCACGCGCCAGCTTAATCCGCTCGCAGTTGAGGTCTCTGCTAGTCGTGCCGCCGCTGATCCCAAACAAACTCGTCTGCACAGCACCGCTGGTGCCAACTTGGCAGATGTCGTTGTTGTTCACGACAATGCTCGGGCTCGAAGCCGTGGGAGGGGTCTTGTCCACTACCGTTGAGCTACTAACAGTGGCACTCGTCACTGTGTCAGTAGCCGAAGCCGGAGCAGCAAAGAGAACTAACGCTAAAGCGAATAGCCCAATTCGCCTAACCATAGCTAAATAACGCCTTTTTCCTTCAGCAGGAAACCAACAACGCCGCCCACAATGCCTACAGCAACGACAATCGGCTGCGAAACAATAACACCAACACCAACCACAACACCGCCAAGGGCCGCGTAGCTAGAAGGCTCTTTCATACGACTAACAATCCAACTCATGGAAATCTCCTAATAATAGCTTCTTG